ATATTTTCTGGGTCGCTAACTACCCCAAGAATTTCATCGTCGTTCAGTAGCCTGATCTCCCCACCATCAATCTGGATGCGAGAGCCTGCATACCTACCAAAGATTATCCAATCACCTTCCTTGCACCACGGGCCGGTAGGGAACTTTGACTCGTCCGCATACGCTAGGTCGCCCATTTTGAGTACATAACCGACGTTAGTCGCCAGTTGTGTTCTCTTCTGTGTCTCGTCGGACAATACAATTCCGCCCCTAGTGGTCTTAGCACCACGGTAGGGTAAAATGGCAATACGCCACCCGGTAGGGGAAGGAATTAAGTCTAAGACTGGTTCGGATAGTCCTTCTTGTGACACTTTCCCCTCGTCGGTGTAAGCGTCATCAAGAGACGGTTTCTTGTCTTTTTTGTCTTGCTCCCACTTTTGCTCAAGTGGGGTCAATTTAGCTTCTGCCATGTGCAATGGTCCTCTGGTTTAAAGTTCTTCTCGCCGATCAAGCTGTGTTTTCACAATCTCTTCGACAAGTCTTAGCCCTTCCAGACGACCCATGAGATACTTATAGCGTTCCATGTCAGCAACGCCGCTGAGAATCATTGTCTCAGTGTCCTGTTCTAGCTTTCTAATTTCTTTCAGAACGCTTTCAGCAAATTCCAGCATGGTATACCCATGTAATGCAGACGATTCAGCCTCGTCTGGTTGGCTTAGTACAATTTTGTTCTACGCTTTGCGTCTCTTCTTAGTACAGAGCCACCAACTGATTTTTTGGTCGGCGATTTTTTAGCTGTACTTAACGCAATGGCTATTGCCTGCTTTTGTGCTTTTTTAGCACTGCTTGGCTTGCTGGTGCCAATCTTACCTGTTTTTTTGTAAGAGGACATCACTTCGCCAATATTTTTGCTAATTGTTTTCTTTGATTTTCCTTTAGGCAACGGCATCTTATTTACCCTTTGGGAGCATATATTCTTTCTCTTGCTACATCGGCGCGCTGATCAGCAATCTTTTCCTGCGACTGAATGCGTGCTTCATCTGATTGTGCGTTCTGTTGAATTCGCATCTGCTCGTTAGCAATCTGTTGTTGTTTGATCTGAGCATCCGCCTGGTCCTTAGCCGCACGTTGCTGGAGTTCCTGCTCCTTCAACTGAACAATCGGATCAGCCTGCGGCGCCCCAGACAATTCTGTCTGCATGGCCTTCATTTCCTGCATGTATTGCGTCACTTTCAACGCAATCAGCGCCTCTTTCTCAAGGTCTGAGATCATCTTGTCTGGGTCGGTGCCGTACTGTTGGAACAACTCGGCCTCGGCATCCTCTTCAGCTTTTAACCTAACATGCTGGAGAATGTGTTTTTGCAGTTCAGTTGCCGCCATAGGGTTAGCTTGTAGCATCGGCGACAGTCCCATAATCAAGTGCGCGGCAATGTGCGCGTCGTGTTGCTGACCGGCGAAGGCTTTTAAAGCCATACCGTCAATAACATTGATGTTTTCAGTGGCTGGATCGACCGGCATCTGGTTGGTCTGTACCTTCAAAATACCGTCAATATCGCGCACATTCAGGGCTTGATAAACCCTGTAATAGGCCTCATACATGTTATGCATCTGAGGCGCGCTCTGCGCCAGCTGAAGCTGGGTCTGCGCCAATGTAATCCGCTGGGCGGCAGAGAAGATATTCGGGTCTGCCATCGGCAGAATTGCTACCATGTTGTCAAAATCTTTCTTTTTGACTGATCTGGAGGCACCCGGTACGTCGTATGGATACTCATCGGGCAAGAAAAGCCCAAATCCTTCCGCCAGCATCTCAAATTCTTGGGTCTGAGCGTAATACATGCGCTTATGGATGGCAGACATCACCATAGAGCCACGTTCCAACAGCGCAATCGTAGTTCCTACTGCCGCCTGCTGGTTTCCATCCCCAACTTGCATGTCTGCAATGCTGGCAAGGCGTCTTCCGGCCTCTACAGTGAAACCCAGCAGGGTAAACAGGGTCTGAGACGGCTCTTTGTAGGGCAGGGGCAATAACGAACCCGACAATTCGGACCCACCAGCGTCAATATCGCGCCATTCGCCGGGTTGGATCGGGTTATCGTCGTCCGTAATACGCGCACCCTTGGCTTTAAAGCCTGCGGGGAGGTTGGACAAGGTTCCAGCGTCCAATAACTGGCGCAAGGCCATCGTTGCGGTCTTGGAAAGGCCCCCAATCAAGTGAACAAAGCCTAAACCATAGGCTCCGGGGCCTTCTACCAGCACATAATGGACAAAATACTCCCTTCTGCACTTGTATTCGTCGTCTTCCAGCCAGTTTCGGCGCACTCCGACGATCTGACCGCTGTTTTCGTCCAAGGTAACGACGTAAGGCAACTTAATTCCGGTCGGTTCGCCCTTGTCATCCACGTCTTCAAAGCCCGGAATGTCCAGATCAACCTGAAATTCCAGCAAAAATATCTCTTCCGGCTCCCCGGACGACTCTAAACCAGTAATTCGGTCTATTGAATAGCGAATTCTGTCGCCATTTGTCGGATCATTCTCGGGATCGACAACCACATCGAGGTATTCACCCGCCACAACGCGCTTTCTGAACTCATTTTCGTCCATAGAAATGCGGTGAGTAATGCGCGGACACTCAGAAATGACGCTAGAACCGTTGTAGGGAATGTATAAATCGTCCGGCAGGACCAGCCTGGAGACCATGCGGCCCAGTTGCTCGTCGTAATAGACCTTTTTGAAGGTCGAACCGCCGTATCCTGTGTAGAAAAGTAACTGATCAAACTCCGGCGTGTACTCTTTCATCACCGTTGTGATCTGGTAATTCATGAAATCCTGTACACGAGAGGCCTGCTGGACCTTATCCAGAGTTTCTTTGCCCAAAGTTTGGGTTCTGACAGGACCACCGGCAGGCATTAGTTCCTTAAACGCCTGCGCTTGGAACTGGACAATAGCCTCAGTAAGCATGGGGTGAACCGCACCAGCGGCACCACGGAACGGGCGGGTCCTTTCCTCAATCTTGAGGCCAAGCAACTCCAGCCCTTTGGCGTACATCTGCTCCCAATCGCCACGAGACGCCTTATCGGCGTCAAACAAGGCCATCAGGTCATTAGAAATACGCGACATGTCCTGGGGATCGAGGACTTCGGCAAGGTTGCTGTAAAAATCTACGTCGTTTTCTTCGGGAACTTCGACCGTCGCCCCACCGTCTTCTTCCAGGACAATCTCAATATCCGGCATATCCTCATCAATCATGAGGATATCCGTAGCAGGTGCAAGGTTGACGACTTTATCGACTGGCATGGTAGTGCCCTCTAACTATTCTGAGGCCATTATACATGGCATTTTTTATATATCTAATGCTATAATACCCACGATTCAGAAAGGAGACTAAAACATGAGAATCATGGAATACATATCTTGGGACAGACGTCCCGCTGTTCTCTGCGCTATCGAAGCGCCCACACACCCAGAAGGCGAGTACGTCGAAGCCTACTTCATATCCTCCACTGCCCCAAGCTGGCAAAAAGCTATCCCGGTTCAATTCGTGGATATCCTACGAGAAGGCCGGGTCCTGGAGCAGGCACAGTTTGAGGAAATCTTCGGAGTGATAGGCGATACGCTCCCGGAACTTCCGGTTTAAATATACCGCCTGTCATTCTTGACTCTCTCGACATTGCCCCCACGTTTGAAGTATCTAGGCGGAGGGCCTGGATCGATCAAATGCTCTGGGCTCTCAATGGGCCGCGTCTTCGCTTTCTTAGCCAATACTAGCGGACCTACCTGAATAATTTGTTCTGCGTCCGCCACTGGCATGCCGTCTGATTTACGATAGAAATAGCTGTGCCTAAACGGATTCATGCCGACCTCTACCCACTCATCTGCATCCGGCGCGGTGCCGTCTAGTATGCTCTTAGCCATCTGCTCAACTTCTGCTGGGTCCATGTTTTTAAATGCGCCGTTCATTCGAGCAATAGTTCCCTTGTTTTTTCCGGTTGCCATGCTCAATGCCGCTTTAGCCTTAGACTCGAAGGTCACGTTGTCTAAGACGGCGGTCTGTCCATACGCAAGTACGTTACCATTCCTAATGGTGCCATCATGAAGTGTCACGACCCAAGTGTCATAACCTTCATACGCGGGGATGTCTAGTCGAGAGGAAATCATTGTGCCGTCTGGAATATCTATATTTACTCCAACTATGCCAGCCGCCGTCGTTTCATCAGACTTCTTTAGCGACATGGCTATTTCTTCGACCGAGGGTCTCTTAGGAACTTCGCCTATAGGAGTAATAGGCATCTTGTCTTCAACTACCTTGAGATATTCTTCCGTGGTTATCTCACCGTTTTGAAGTTTTTTTGCGGCATCTTGGACTTCAGGCACGCGCTTCTGCTTAATACCTTTATTAGTATCCCTGTATGCTTGCATTTGATCTTTAGTAAGACCTAGCTTTTGTCTAGCATCCCCAAGGCTACTTCCGTAGCTTTGAAAGAGAATCTTACCCTTACTATCTCTTATTATTTTGCCTTTTTTCCCTGTTTCGGGTTTGGCGACTTGGGCTGTTGTGGCATCTCCTCCATCGAGAGTGGAGTCGGTATCTTTGATAATCCCCTTAACGCCTGATTGAAGCGTTCCATCGGGGTTAATGTCTTCGAACTGTCTTGCTGTTTCATCTAATTTTCTCCTGTCTACTCCAGGTAAAGTATACCACGGAGTTTCTTTTGCACTGCTTACTTTAAAACCTTGCGGCACTATTTTATTGCTTGGCTTTTTAATGAATGCCTCAAACTCTTTTTGCCTTGTTGGACTCATCCTAACAATTGAGCCGTCAGATAATGGATATTCGTAATAAGTTCCTTCTTTCCCGCGCCTATATGTTGCACCAGAGGAAAAAGTAGTTCTTTTACCCTCGGTTACACCAGCACCTAATGGACTGCCCGTTCTAACTGCTTGTAAAGTGCTGTGGGATACAGGTTGATTACCGGACACCAACCAGGTTTCCCAATGCATACGGCCCAGGCTCGCATCTTGTGGGCGCCCTATTCTAGAGTATGCTTCTTGAACAGCGTCTTTAAGTCCATTTTCCAGCATTTCTGTAACCATTAGACCGCGAGGACCAATGAGAATTA